TGGTGATTCACGTGCAATATCAAATTCACCGTTTTGGAAACCTAGACGCTTTTCACCGCCTGATACACCGTTCACCCATACAACACGCTCTCTCCAACATGCCAAGTAGGCATCGATTGAACCGTTTTCTTGTGGACCGCAAATTAACATTGCCGCCGCGGCCGCATCTGGTTCAAAACCTGAACCACCTGCAATTGTCCAAGTGCCTGATTTTTCGTCTTTGCCTTCTTGCTTACCAAGAACGATATCATTATTCATTGAACCGATTAATTCATAATCGTAATAATCATATCTAACTTTATCTAGTAAGTATGATACGCCGTTACCACCGTGTGCAACCATGATTGTTTTATCATCAAAACGTAGGCTGTCGTGGAACTTGTTAAATCCAGGAATATCACGTGCGCCTGGAATATGACGAACTACTACTGGTTCACCTAGAAATTTTTCTAAGTTCTTAGCAATAATTTCACCCCATACTGAAGTACCTTTACCAGGTGCTTGTGGTACGATTAGGGTGTAATCGGCCATGGCCGATGTTGCAATACCTACTGATAGGACTGCTGAGATTAATAGTTTTTTAAACATTATTTACTCCGTTGTTAACCACATTTATAAAAAGACTCAAGTAGGCGTGGCTTATTACTTAAGCGATTTTAGAATAGGGTTATGGAGATTTGTTGCACATTATTGGAGAGCAAACACCATTGTCCTATTCTATGAATTGAAAATAGATAAGACATGATTACAACTCTGTAAAACATGCGGAAGTGCAACTCTGCACTAGTTTTTATTTATCTTATTAGTACGTATATAATAACACAGTTACAAAGAGGTGTCAACAGTTTTTTAATTATTTTTGAATTATTTTTGAATATGCTTCTTCGAAACCTTCTTCCCATTCTGATAATGGGGCTCCGTCACAGCCTGCTCTCCATACACGATTGAAGTATCCTTCGGCACAAGATAACACTGTCGATTCCGACGTGTTAAAGTGTCCTTTTACCATCCAAAACATTCTGTACGCTTCTTTATGTGACATACGTATATTTACTCAATATACGAATCGTTAGCGTAAACATGAGTTGTTTTTAGTTAATTTTGGTATAGTTGGTCGTAACACTCTTGTAAGTAGTTAGGATTATTAGAGGAAAAAGTAATTGAGTTATCGTCATTGATTACATATGTAACGCCGAGTTGCTTTGAAAAACGTGAAAGCATTTCATATAAAAATGTTTCTACTTTTTCTGGTGTGTATGTGAAAGATGTTTCTTTTGTTTCTACGAAATCAGTCATTTATTTTATCCTTTTGATTAATACAGAATCACTATACATCAGGTTCTAGGATTTGTCAATCTTTTTTTCGTAAAACAAAATAAAGCCTGTTATTGTCGTCTTGTCTCAATACTAACACATCACACTTAATATGTTGTGCAACATTTGATATAAAGACTGGGTCCCAGTCATAAAAGTTAATCCATTTTGCTTCTTTTTTATCGTGTTGAATTCCTGGATTAACTCTGAAATATAAGAAACCGCCTGGCTTGACCATATTAACTACATGCTCAAGTTCAGAAATTATCTTGTCACTACTACCAAAGTTGATACTACCTAGACAAATAGCAACATCATATTCAACATCTGTTTGATAGTCTAATACTTGAGACTTAATATCGGCTCTATCATTATATGGGTCGATGCCAACTAGATTTTTAATCTTTCCTTTGAACTCATTATAACCACAACCGATATCGATAACGTTAGCAGGCAACATATCATTCACTTCATCAATAATTGCAAGTCCGCTATATTTGAATTTCTTTGTTTCTGCTTGCCAAACTTTACCGAAATAATTTTTCAATACCGCTCTATCGATTTGTTCTGCTAGTGTATGAATTTCTGTAGAAACAATTTGTGTCAATTCAATGTCAAATACGCCATTTACAACTTGACAGAATGCATGTTTATCCTGTAATAGACTTGGATTGTATTTAAGAATTCTATCTAATTCGTTTAATATTTTTAAGTTCATTTATATATATCTCTACTATATGTCAAAATCAATATCATAAGATATTGCTAAATGTGTTTTTGGATGTGAAGGTTGATGTACCTTGATATTTGAAACTTCTAAATTTGGTATATTTGATATCATTCTGTCTAAGTTAAACTTATCACCATTTTCTGGTTTGATAAATGTATCGTAATTATCTAAGTATGATTTAAACCCATAAGACTCAATTAATTTTTCTAACTTATTGAACATGCCAGGAGCATGATGAAAATCACCTGCTATGATACATTTAGTATATTTAAGTTTGTTAAGAATAAACTCAACATCATCTAATGTATCTTTGCCTACAATAGTCCCACCGTCTTGACCATTAGGATAACATGGTAATATACTACAGAACACTACTTTGTCTATGCCAGTACATAACGCTTTAGAACCTTGAAACTTATTATTAGTTGCTCTAACTATGTCTTTGCTTGGCAAATTAAATGAAACACATGAGTCAAACTTTGACTTACCATGAAATCTTGCTACGCCCACATACAAAGAATCTCTCATATTAGAAATACTTCGTTCTAAATGAATTTCTTTTATGTTTGGACCAGATAACTCATTCGCAATTGGCAATCTTTGAAATAATGCGTAATCTACATCAGTTGTTACTTCATCAAAGTAATCACTACCGTGTAGAAAGTCATTAGTACAATACTGAAGTATGCGATGGCGCATAGCCAATTAAGTCGTTGGTTCTAAAGATACTGATAGAGGGTAGTTAGCAACTCTGCTTGCCTTTACAGTTTCTTCAACTTTTTGTTCTGCGATTTCTAAGTTGTACATTCCTACAATTGCCTTTTCGTCTACATGTATCTTATGTGCTAAATCAGCCGACGTGTCTTTATCATGGTTGAACAATGCCATAAGTATATCAATAACAAAGTCAAACGGAGTTTTATCATCATTGTGCATTACAACATAATATTGCTTCGGTTCGCCTATTGCTAATAACGAATTATCTGACGATTGTATTTTTTCTTTTTCGTTACTTTCAATCATTTATACTCTCCCTCATATACTATGTATTTATGCAAATTTCACGTGTCGGCTATTAAAAAAGAGACAAACATTTCTGTCTGTCTCCCTTAATTATAACTAAATTAGTAGTTAAAGTCAAGTGACTTTTTAGTTAATTTTGATAGACTTTGGTTTCTTTTCTTCTGGAACAATGCGTTCTAAAGAAATGTAAAGCATACCATTTTCCATCTTGGCTTCTACTACTTCAACGTACTCTGCTAATTTCCAAGTTCTTGTGAAACTTCTATTAGCAATACCTTTGTGTAGATATTGAATTTCTTCTGACTCTGTTTCTACTTTCTCACCTGTGATAGTAAGAATGCCTTCTTGTACATCGATTTTTAAATCATCTCGTACAAAACCAGCAAGTGCTAATGTGATTTGATATTTGTCATCACCAGTAGTCTCTACGTTGAAAGGGGGATACCCATTGTTTGTTCCAGTACTGAACGTTTGAAAGTCTTCGACCAATCGGTCAAATCCTAGCATTGTTCTGTGGAAGTCGGGCAGGGTTAATGTTGTTACATGTCTTGTCATAATTTTTCTCCTTATATTAAGCAAGTTATTATTGTTTGAGACCCTATCGGCATCTCGGTAATATACTAAACACTATTGCTCAGTACACTCTTATTTAGTCTTTATAAACCAATTTTCTCGGAAAATAACACTAAATCCTTTGCGGGACCTACATCACAAGGTAAGCCACCATATTCTTCTATATACTCTTTTAGCACTGCTTTGTACCAGTTCTGAGAGTTATGTTGTGCTTGTTTATTGAAACGTGCTATACCATGACTTGTTCCGTCCATGGTTAATAATGCTCTAGCGGACTCTTTCTGTAGAGTTCTTACATCTAGTGTTTCAAGTATTTCAATTGACATTAATACAATCTTTTCTTATGTAATTTATTCTTTGCTTGTTCACGTCTAGTTCGTTGCTTGGCTGCCGCTTTCATTTTCTTCTTCTTTTCAGTAGGCTTAATGAATGCTTGTCGTTCTCTAACTTCTTGTACTGTGCCTGCATCTGAACATTTTCTTTTCCAAAGTCTTAATGCTCTTTCAAAGTTATCATGTTGTACTTCTACGTGAGTTCCTATTGGTCTTTCTCTACCTGTTTTTACCTTTCTTGGTGTAAATTTAGCCATCTTTGTATAGTAATCCTATTATCCTATTTCCGTTTAATGCTAAGTTTGAATCCCATCTAAAGTTGACTAGATGTGTTTCAATTGCATTTTTAAAATGTTTAAATACTTCAGAACTATTTGAGTTTTCTCTACCTCGCATCTGAATTGTAATCTTAACTTTACATCCATTATCTAAAAACTCTTGTGCATGATTTAGTTTTATAAGCAAATCATGTTCGCCTATATTAGGCTTAAACTTAACTTCTTTAGTATCTATCCTTGAGGCTCTGGCTTTTTTAGCCATTTGCTTCTCGTTCTTTTGTATCTCGTATTTATACTTATTTAATTCGATTATTCTAGCAACTGGAGGGTCTGCTTTTTCTACAATCAATACTAAGTCTAATCCTTGAGATAAAGCAAGTTCTATTGCTTCTGACTTATCCATTATTCCTAATGGCTCTCTGTCTTTATCTATTACTCTTAATTTATCAAATGTTATTTGATTATTAGAAATTATATTAACTTTGCTAGTCTTTTTATAATAATTACCCATCTATGCCTTGTTCAGTCTCCTTGGACTCATCTTCTGCATACACTAAGATTGGTGTATCTACATCTGCATTAATAAATTCTTTAGTAATAATAACTTTCTCTAGTCCTTCTTTTGCCAATTTTGGAAGAGTAAACTGCAATTTGAGTAGTGATTTCTCTATAACACTTCGTAGTCCTCTCGCACCTGTAGTGTCTTCGTGTGCAATTTTGGCTATGGCTGATAATGTATCATCACCCATTTCTAACTCTACGTTATCTAATGAGAATAGTTTCTTAAACTGTGCAACTATACTATTCTTTGGCTCAACTAGAATTCTGACTAGTTCTGCTTCTGTTAGTTCTTCAAGTCCTACAATGATTGGAAATCTACCCATAAATTCAGGAATTAATCCAAATTTCAAAAGGTCTTGTGTTCTAATCTCTCTACTAGTCACACACTTACATGTGTCCATCTTGTGTGTAGCACCAAAACCAATTCCAGGATTTGTGTTAACTCTGTTCTCTACAATCTTATCAATGCCTACAAATGCACCACCAACGATGAATAGAATCTTTCTAGTATCTACTTCAATCATTTCTTGGTTTGGATGTTTACGACCACCGCCAGGTGGAACACGAACAATTGTACCTTCAACGATTTTAAGTAGTGCTTGTTGAACACCTTCACCAGAAACGTCTTTTGTGATTGATAAGTTTTCACCTTTCTTGGCTTTCTTATCAATTTCATCAATGTAAACAATACCACGTTCGGCTTTTTCAACATCAAAATCTGATGCGATTAACAAACGCTGTACTACATTCTCTACGTCTTCACCAACGTAACCACTTTCAGTAAGTGAGGTAGCATCAATTTGAGCAAATGGCACATCAAGGAAGTTAGCAATAGTTTTACCTATCAAAGTTTTACCAGTACCACTTGGACCAAAGACTAGAATGTTAGACTTATCTAATTCGATATCTGTGTCAGTAGAATTGATACGTTTATAGTGGTTATACACTGCAACTGAAACAACTTCTTTTGCTTCGTCTTGACCGATAACATGTTCATCTAAGTACTCTTTGATTTCTTCAGGAGTAACTGTTGTCGATTTATAATCGCTTTCTTGTTTCTTAGATTTTACTTCATGGATTATATCATGGCACAAGTCAATACATTCATTACAAATGTATTGATTAGGTCCCGCAATTAATGTTTTAATTTCGTTCTTTGGTTTACCACAAAACGAACATTTAAATTCTTTATTTTCTGCCAATATGTACCTACGCCTTTTTTACTTTTTAGTATTAGTGTCAACATCATCTAACCAACCGTCTCGCTTGAACACTTCTGTATTTATCTTACGCTGGACTTCTTTCTTAACTTCTTCAACTTCTTCTGGAGTTAAGACTTCTTCGATTTCGTCAACTTCTTCTATTCCCTCATCAATCTTAGCATCATCTAAGATTACACCAAAACTTTCTTCTTCGGCTTCTTCTGACGTAGTTGTATCTTCTATTACTTTGTCATTAGTAATATTATCGCTTATTTTGGGTGAAATGTCAAGTGGTTTCTTTAATTTTTTTTTTTGAAAGTGAACTTGTCAAAGATTTCTTCCTGTCTACCACCGCTGTTTCTATTTTGAAAACTATAGTTTGCCGCAATCAATAGTAATACTGCTAACGGGTCAAACACAAAGATGAATATAATGATAAGCCATCTAACTGCTTCATCAATCGTATCATTGTCTGTGTTCTCATATACCAATTCTGCAATATACTTGATAGGTCCAACCTCTGTTGCGATTTCTCTAATCTCACGTTCTAGTTCAAACTTCTCGTCAATCAATACATCGATAGCATCATTGTTTGCATTTATTGTCAATTGTATTTTGTCAACTTCTACTGAATTATCAACCTGTGATACATTAAACAATTCATTACGTAATCTATCAAGTATGATTAAAGAACCTGCAACTTCTCTATCTGCTTTCTCACGTAATCTTTTGATTTCTTCTCTAGCGGAAGATATTACAGGAGACTCCACACCTCTTGCATCTTCGATTTTCACTAGTAATTTCATCTTACGTTCATTAACAGCGAGTGTGTCTGGACCTCTTAATTTGACTACTAGATTACTAAGTCTAAGACGTTCTTGTTTGTATTGCTCTTCGAACTCTTTACGAACTTCTGCAATCTTAGTTCCTAGTTCAGTCAATTTTAAAGTGTTTGCTTCGTTCCATTCTTTAAGAACTTCTGAGTTTCTCCAGAAACCCCAAGGAATACCAACTGCGTTTTGGGCTTTTCTAAGGTCTTCTTGTGTACCAGACTTTGACATTTCTTTAAGTGTAGCAGTATCAGATTTAATTTTATCAATCTGGTCCTGGAATGGTGCTATCGCATAATCATAACTTGTTGTATCTTTACCAACGTTAGTAATATCATTTTCATACTTCTTAGCCTGTTCTTCAAGTTTATCAAGTTCTTTATCTAGGCTATCCATTTGATTTAGATATGGTGCAATCTTATCATCATCTTTTTCTAATTCAGTAGTAATGATTAAGTTCTGTTCATCGATAGAAGGCTGAATACGAACCATAACATTGTCCATTCTAGTTTCTTCTGTATCGATTTGTTCTTGTACTTTTGAGGTATCTGTTTCGCCCTCGGAATCTAACTTCTCAATCTTGTTTTCAAGTCTATTATTTGTGTTTTCGTATCTATCCATATCTTGTACAATACGTTCAATACGAGCAGTGTTCTCTTCACTATCGGCAGCCTGTTCTAAATGTGCTTTTGATAGAAAACCAAAAATACCCATTGAAGTGATAAACATTAATATCACTACTGCTATAGTAAGATATGACTTTAAAAGAAATGGTGCCCTTTTCCAGTTTCTATAAACCCAAGATGCTGAAACTAATTTGCCCACTTCTAATGCTACTGCCATGATGGCAACTGAAACTGCTGATGCAGTAAAGATAGCCATAAGACCAGCAACTGAAAACCAAGCGGCAATTGCCGCAATTGTGATGGCGGTTATAAATGTAATTATTGGAAATAACATAATAAATACCTCCTCTATAATGTAATAAAAAAGCCTCTAAGAAGAGGCTTTTGTTTCTCTCATATGTATTTATGAGATATTATAGAGAAATTACATCATCAGTTATAATAAGTGTGTACTTAATTCAATGATAACGTCATTCTGACTGGTACAATAGAACCTGTGTTGTACTGTCTTTTAGTAGTGAAAGTATGAATAAGTTCACCGTATAACTCAACAGATGTTTCATAACCAGATACCACTGATTCTCTCACTTGTACATATCTTACTTCACATTGTTCTACTTGTTTGTAGCCAACGATAACTTTTTTACCACCGTTGTTCTCGCCTGCTTTCGCACCAAGAATAGCACCGAAGATAGTAGCGGCATCTTTACCAGAGCCTTTACCAACTTGATTACCTAGAATACCACCAATAAGTGCGCCTGCGATTGCATCACCGGCAGTACCTTTAGAATTGCCGTAAACAGGAACTTCTACAATGTTACATGATTGTGTTGGATTATTTCTAATTACTTCTTGCATGATAGGAGTACTTGATATAACAGTCCCATCAATTGTTGCCGTGTTAGCCGAAGCCATTGCAGAAACTGAAAACGTACTCACAGCCAATGCGATTATAGTTACTATATTTTTCATTTTACTTCCTTTAGTTGTTGATTCTTAATTATTATAGCATAAACCACGATTTTGTCAAGTTTTTGATGTTTTTTTGAGTTTATATTCAAAATTTTGTGTGGTAGCGTTAATATTAATCAATTTTGCCCCATTTCTAATGTGAAAATGTGTTGCCATAGGGGTTAATGGTGACAACGTGACTACTCTTTCTACGTTTGTATTGGCAATCAAGTAATCCTTTAGTTTAGTCATAATCTCTTTACCAGCCCCTCTTTTGCGACTCCAGACCGTATATGCTACGGCTGTATTGAATTCTTTTTTATAATAAGCATTCTGACTTATTAAGTCTAATTCTCGTTCCGATTCGGGTACATCGTTACAATATGCTATACAAATAATACCTTCTATATTGTTTTCGTACTTTAATCCGTATATCTTACGACTATAACTTGTTCTAAACTCTAAATCTAAACCTGGTCTTACTGGGTCTTCACTGACATCAATATCTGTTAGTTCTACAAGTTCAGTTCCCTTAACCCAATGAAAAAAGTCATCAAGTCGTGTCTTAAATGTTTTCATCAATGTATTGTATTCCTCTACTCTTTATCAAACTTATCTAATAATGGTGTTTTATCCTCTGTGTAACCTTTTTTAGGATTATATTTGTCTGCATCTGGTAATGGGTCTATCTGTTCTACGATTACTGGCCAAATCTGAGACATCTTATCATTTATATCCAAAAGACGTTGAGTAAACAATGGATTATTATCGGCTATGATAGCATCTGCTGGACATTCTGGTTCACAAACCCCACAATCAATACATTCATCTGGATTAATTACCAGAAAATCTTCACCTTCATAAAAACAGTCTACAGGACACACTTCTACACAATCGGTGTACTTGCATTTAATACAATCTTGGGTTACTACATATGCCATCTCATCTATTCCTCATCTAAATACTTTCCTGTACTTTTCATCTCTCTTTTTCTATCTATCTGCACTCGGCTTCTAAATTTAGGAGTTCGAAGTGCTTTTGCAACAGGATTTCTTTTATTAATTTTTAATTTTTTCTTCTTACTCTTCTTCTTTGCCACGACTCTATTCCATAAATTACGCCAGTTAGATATATTATAACCTAAACTGGCGTAATTGTCAACTATTTTTAGAGTTTTAGCCTTTAGTTAATACTTGGTAGGCGCCGAATGCGATAGCGGCATAAGCGGCTATATTTACCCAACTACCTAAAAAAAGAATTACTAAACCCACTGCAACTAAACCTAGTCCGCCATGTGATGCTTTTTCTTTTAATCTACTTGTTAAGAATTTCATATTTTACTCCTTTCTAATTGTATCTCTCATTTATCTTTTTTTGCATTATATCTGTTACTACTATATGTCCGTCTTCTGTCCAATGTCCATCATTCTCTTTTTCTTTTGCATAATAGTGATTTCTTTTTAATCCCTCAGACATTGCCTTCTCAGACATATATTGTAGAAGATTACGACTACCATTCATATCACCCATTGTTATATGATTAGGAAGTGGTGGAACTCTATTAATTACATTATCAATATAAGACTTCATATAATCAAATTCTGGAAAATTAAATCTATCGTCTGCATATATATCTTCAAAGCAATAACCATCAATGTTAAATTGATGTTGTGGTCCTACATATCTTAAAGGATTATCTCTATTTATTAGGTAGTCAGTATTATTGACAATATCAAATGATATATATGGGGTTTTATAAAAAGATAAAATATGCTGTAATCTTCTTCTATGTCCTATATGATTGTATACTTCTTGCATAGAATTATTCCATAAAGTATAGTAATTAGCAACATCTTTTGAACTAATATCATAAGCCTTTATTTTTTCAACTCGCACTGCATGATGTGGTACTAGATTTTGCTTGTGATACACTTTCTGTCCTGGCACTTGAAAGAGGTTCGTCATTCTACCAGCACCAGTAAAATTAAACAATACAAATATCTTCATACCTATATTGTTTCGCAAAAAGGATTCTAATATTGTAAGAGAATTCTCATTATTACCACCCATTACTCCAAAGTTCACGTTATATTTGAACTCCATTCTTTCAGTAATACGTGCAGTATAAGAAAGTTTATTACATCCATTCTTCCATCGTCTACCAAAAGTTAGACTATCTTCTCCTGAAAGTTTCTTTGGGTCAGGAATAGTATCTTGACCAAATGTAAAACTATCACCTAGACTGATTAATGTATATTCAGAAAAGTTCATTAGAGAGTATCAAATGTGACGCCATTAAGATGGTCACATTCGTGTTGAAATGCTTGAGCCCATACTCCCATGAACGTTGATGTTTTTCTTTCTCCTGCTAAATTTGTAAATGTACCCAATATCTTATTAGGTCTAGTGATTTTTAATTCTAATCCAGGAAAACTAACACATCCTTCTAAGAATTCTTCATCTTCGCTATCTTCTGCTTCTTCCCACGTTGGATTTACACAAACAACATAACCATTGTCTTTATGACCGATTATCATCAATGCTGTATTCTCACCGACTTGTGGTGCGGCAAGTCCAATTGCATCAGACTCTTGCATTACTAAAATCATATCATATGCCAGTTTTTCAGAATGTTCTGAAATGATATGTTCATCGCAGACAGTCTTTAATATCTTATTTGTTTTATCTACTAATTTCATTATAATTCCTTGTTATTCCTTAACTATATATTTTATTTATTCACTTCTTCATACATTGGCAATGCTAATGATTTCATAAGTTTCATATTTTTATCATTATAATCAAAGAACTCTTGTAGAATTCTTTCTTTGTGTTCTTCAAAGTATTCTAAATTAAGAAAGAATTCATACAACCTCTGTATCTCATTACTGTCGTTATCTATGAATATCTTTCTATAGTCAAATATTTCATGTGATAATTCTTCTGTCCATTTCGCCACACCCCATGTTGGGTCATGGTCTTTATCTATATCTGGACTTAGTATTGTTTTCAAATACTTAGGTGAAATTTGGACACCACGCTTTATTTCTAATAAAGTATCTATATACTTACTTGAAGCGGTGTCGCATCTAAGATATCCATGTACAAAATTATCAGGCAATTTAAGTCCTGGTGTTTCTACGTATGTATGCTGGTGTGAAATACTAAGAATATCCCAACCTTTTTGTTCACAAACTTTCCAGTAATAATGTTTACAATCTACGAAATACTGCTGAACATCTTCTATTAGGTTTAGTATATATTCAGGTGGCGCAACTGGATTTCCTGATAATCTACCCCAATCTTCCCAGTCCCAAAAAGCAGAATAAGCCATTGTCCATTCATCTTTCCACATAATATCAAGTTTTGCGATTACTTTTTTTCTATTATTTTCCATTCGCAATGCTATTTCTTTTGAATTAGCGGCCTTCAGTTTTTGTTCAGGTTTATTATCTTTGCACCAGTAATGTAATTCTATTAATTTTGGTTTAATTACACTTGTCTTTTGTAACATTTCTTCATCGTCACATTTCATCTCCCAGAGTTCATGTCTATTTCCAAAGTTTTGACCTATTTTAGTTCTTGGAAGTACATATTCATTAACTGTATCTGGTCCTCTTTCTAATCTGTTATCTACTACGCCAGCCCACATACATTGTTTAGCAATGAAGTTACTTGACGCTCCGGCTTTAGACGAAAATTGTATGATACTTGTCATTTCTTAAATATCTGCTTAAACATTTCATTTAGTCCAGGCACTATTAAAGTGTTCGGTGACCAATGAAGTAGATTTTTAGTCTTGCTAATATCTGCTAATGTTTCTGGTGCATATCCTTTTGGTTTTTCTACGTTAACTGCTTCTAAATCTGGTGCATACTCTCTTAGTATATCAACAACTGCATTGACTGATATATTGTTACCAGTTCCTACATTGAATGTATCGTTCTTAACTTTACTTTCTATACTGGCAATAAGTGCTGATGCTACGTCAGAAACATGTATATAATCTCTTCTCATTTCTCCATCACCATGAATAGTAACTGGCTTACCATTTTTAACAAGTTCAGCAAACTTTCCAAACATGAGAGAAGTAGGTTGGTTTTCAGAGTATACTGTAAAGAAACGCATAATGTTATAATTCAAATCAAACATAATTTTGTATTGCTTACATAGATGTTCACCAAATAACTTTGACATTGCATAATAATTTAGTGGGTCTGGTTTATGAGTTGGTTTGTTAGGTGCAACATTGTTTCCGTATACTGAACTAGAACCCGCATACACAAATTTTCTAATACCTACCGCACTTGCGGCTGTTAAGATGTTTCTTGTACCCGTTACATTTGCATCAAAGTACGCATCTGGATTAATAAAACTCTCTGGTATTCTGGCTTTGGCTGCCAAATGAATAACATAATCCTGACCAGCACATGCCATCACACATCTTGCAGGACTTGACAAATCGCCTTGAATATATTTCACATGGTCTAGACCGATTGGTTTTTCTTGTTTATCCAAGATAGTTATTTCATAACCTTTTTTATGTAACTGTTGTACTAATTCAGTTCCTATAAATCCCGCTCCACCAGTGACAAGGACTTTGCCTTTTGTTTGCATGTATTCTCCTATTTAATACTTAAGAATTCTCTTGGTATTCTTTTTAATCTATAAGTAGCATTATCTATCATACTAAATGCTAGTGTGCCAGAAACGGCTAATTCGCCTTCTGCTTCGTCTTGTGTTCTGTTGTATAAATCAACATTAATTGTAATCTTACCAGGAGTAATACTGGTGCATTCAGCATATGCTGAAACAAAACCATATTGTAAAACTCTCTGATGATACTTTACATCGGCAGTATGTGTTGCTACAGAGACACCTTTGATTTTGTTGGTAATGTTTTCATTAATCCAAACAAGTGCCGCTCTATCTAGTACATCAAACAACCATGCACCCGTTACGCTTCCATGCATATTCAATGGAACATCTGCCGCATGGAGTTGATAAGTCAACTCTTTCATTAGATAGGCTCTGGTGGTTCAATAATATCACCACCTTCGAAAAGAAATTCATCTCTTCGTTCTGCTAGAAACTCTCTAGCCTGTGGGTCCATCATGTTTAATTGATTTTCGTTGATAAACATAGTCTGCATCTCAAGCCATTCAAACCATGCTTGTGCTGAGATTTCATTTAAGATTTTTTCACCTGCTTCGCCAGGAAAAGGTGCAGTTGTTAGGGCAGGCAATTCTTTGCCATATTTTGTACAATAAACCATACTCATTCAGTATTCTCCATAATAATCATCTAATAAGTATAACACACTTTTAATCATTATGCAATAGCAAATTACTAAAAATATGACTGTATTCCGCCCTCTCTTACTGTATCAACTGTTAAACAGTGTAATCCACCATCCCAAAAGTTTCTGTGTCTAAATCTACAATAGATTGGTTCTATTCCGTGTTTTTTCAGTGCGTTATGTACCTCTGGTTGATAGTTCAAACTTAATATCGTTTCTGGATTTACAGATAACATATTTACTTCAAATATGCTTTCTTCTGCATAACCTACCCAATTAGTTAACCAATTGTCTACAAAATCTACAAGTTCAGGATTAGATTTTGCTTCTGGTGTCCACCATCTTCCCTGTGTGATATGTTTCTCATCAGCCCAACTTCCAAAATCACTTTTTGTCTGATTTGGATGTTCTATTCTCAATACATCCCATCCAGGCAATGTATGTTTAAAGTCTTCTGGTCCCATCCAATCACCACATATAACAAGTCCAGGTTTTGGTAAATTCATTGAACCATCTGTGTGACCACCAACTGCAATATTTGCCGCTGTGAATTGTGGATATCTTTCCAATATTACGTCAGATAGATTTGCCCAATCTTGTTGGTCTACAACAAGTCTGTCACCAACCCTATGTATGAGTGGTGCCCAAAACTGGAATGATGCATCAAATCTTCTTTGTTCAGTAGCATCTTTTATTAAATGAGGTGTAGGATTTAATGGTCCTTTTAATACTTTGCCTTGTCTGTATAAATTCCATTCTTTTTGACTAAACAAATCTAAGTGGTCAGGATTAAATATCTCACCATCCTCTATAACATTGTCTAATAGATTACTAGTAAACAAACATTTATTACCAAGAGTTATAATATCATCACGTGGAGTAAGACAAGGTTTAGGAAAACCATGAACTTTACCGTCTTTATATGCGCCTTGCATACCTAGGTCAGCGGCTTCGTTTATCGTCTTTGGGCTTTCATGTCGCACTAAAGGAAAATTAGTCATACCATATTCTGGCATACGAACTACTTCTACTCCTAAACCCTCAAGTGTATTTTGAATGTTTTGTAAATCTTCTCTTGTTTCATATAGTAGACGTTGTAATAAGTCTCTGAGTTTTGTGTCTTTTACATCCTCGAAGAACTCAGGTGGGAAACAATTACCAAGAACTACTTGCTTTAACGGATCCCATCCATTCCATGCGTTTACTTCATTTACCTTGTACTTTTTCGAATCCATCTATTTTCCACCTATTATCTATCCATGAAACGGGCGTCATAACTTCTAACCCATCCATATTGTTTTTATATGCATCTGCACCACCAACATAAAGATATTTAAAACCTAATTCTTTGTACATAGCACATTCATTTCTTAAACTTGCAAGACCTAAATGCAACTTTGGTTTATTATAATCCCATGCGAATTGCAAACACTCTGCATTCTCATCATTATATCTTGTTATAAGAGAAAATGCAACTAGTACATCTCCGTCATAATATCCTATAACATCATTATCATAGTATTCAGAATCAAATATAGGCATAACACTACTAAAATTATGATGCCTACAATATGTAAAGTAAATCTCATCTAATTCTTTAGGAATTGGATTAAGAAGTATTTGATAATTATCTATTTTACTATAATTTGTTTTTTCTAAATTAATCCTCGCATATGAATAACTCATCACTCTCTCCAGTTGACGACATCATCTAAGTTTTCTTTACTCCATGTATCATAGTATCCTTTTTTCTTAAGTATTGTACTTGCTTCGTTTACTTTACTCAATCTTTGTACTAAGACTATGATACATTCACCAAAGTTCATATGCACACCATTTACAAATTCTTCATCATTAGGATGGTCTTCTAAAGCAACAATATCTTGTTTCATTGCTATTTCGTTAAACTCATCAACTATATGGGAAAGATGTTCTGGTGTGTACTTATCTGTAGATGTGTGTACGATTACAACTTGGACATCATCTGTCCAATTCTTTAATAAATCATGTAGTGCTGAACGAATATGGTTAGTCTCAATATAATCAACAATTGCCGCTCTTGCGTAAGGACAAGGCGGAAATCCATTTAATAATGGATTAGGTTTAGTGACAAAATCATCTAACCATTTTTGTATAGCATCTTTCATGCTATTATTTATACTATAATGCCTGACCCTACTTTAGAATTTGATTCTTGTTTGCATTCGTATACATCTAATAATGTCTCACCATACATTGTGTATAACTTTACTTTATATCCCCACAACTTCTGTACATGAGATAAAACTTTATTTGCTGTTTTTTCGTCTAATCTTTTTCCTTTGTAACTTTCATGTAATAATGTTAAGTCACGGTTACCTGTGATATCAGCATTCGTTATTTGGATATCTGGTATCATTGCGGCAGTCTCATAACTAGAACTTAGACTTTTACGAATGTTTTTATATCCACGGTCATCATGGATTGATGTAACTCTGTAATCATCATAGTGTACTTCATCATGTAAGTTAAACATCTGTTGGTCACGAATAACTTTTGGTCCTAGAAACTGTAGAATAGCACTTTCATCTCTATAATTAGCAACGATATCTTTAATCGTAATACGCCAATCAGTGTCTGCTAAATGAGGAAACCAGTGTTTGTCTTCTTCATCTGGCTCTGTGCATACTCGTTGAATATCTTTCAAAATAGCGAAGCCTAGTGCGTATGGATTGAAACCACTATAGTTAGGTGAATCGAATGTTGGTTGATATAATACCGAACTGTGTAACTTGAAAAACTCCATCATAGCACCGTCATCAACTTTACCTTCATCATACAACTTGTTGAATATATAATGATGTGTGAAACTTGCAAAGCCTTCATTCATTACTTTTGTTTGATATTGAGGATAAAAATACTGAGCAATTCGTCTAACTATTCTACATAGTTCACGTTGCCATGAAGTCAATACAGGTGAATGTTTTTCTAAAAAGTATAATAAGTTTTCTTCTGGTTCTGACGGCCAGTTATTTTCTTTAAGTTTTTCTTTTTTCTTTTCTTCTGGTAATGTACGCCATAAGTCATTTACTTGTGACTGTAAGTATTCACTTCTTGTACGCTGTTGTTCCATCTCCTCACGGGCAGATATCTTATTAGGTCTTTTGTACTTATTAATACTCTGATACTGAATGGCATGACATGCATCTAATGTCTCTTCTACTAAATCACTTCCGTACTTCTCTTCACACTCTCTTATGTATCGTTTTGCGAACAATAAGTAATCTACGATAGCATCTGGTGAAGTCCATTGCTTAAATAGATAATTATTCTTAAAGTAATGATTATGTCCAAACGCCGCATGGGCAATGACTAGTGATTGTGTAGTCATTGAGTTTTCTTCCATAAGATAATTGATACATGGATTAGAGTTAATAACTAACTCATATGCTAATCCCATCTGTCCAGCACTATACTGTTGTTTATTACCAATAAAACTCTTACCAAAACTCCAGTGATTATACATCAGTGGCATGCCGACACTTGAATATGCATCTAACATTTGCTCTACTGTAATAATCTCAATCTGATTAGGAAAGCAATCAAGGCCCATATCATTGATTGCAATCTCTTCACATGCATCCATCATACGATATAATTTATCAAAATTCCAACTAGAACCTGTATATATTAAATTACTCATTTTTATCCTTGATTTTAAATATTTCTCTAAACACTGGATATATATCGAATGTATCTTCTATATGTTTTGTTACAATGTTTTTATTATTGTTTACTAGTATTTCATATTCTTGTAGTAGATTACCAGTATTGTAATATCCATGACGTTTTGTGCCAACTTGAATATAACTAAAGTATTGAGTTATAGGTAATATATCGTTAGTAAGAACCTGCATTAATTCTTCATTATCGTTGTCCCAGTTGTCACCATCACTTGCTTGAGAGAAATATAAGTTCCACTCATTAGGCGAATATCTATCATCTATGATTTCTTTTGCAAGTTTGAATGCACTTGATACAACCGTGCCACCATTTTCTTTGTTATTAAAGAAGTCATGTTCGTCACACTCGGTTGCTTGGATATGGTGTCTAATGAATACACAGTCTACTCTTTTATACTTACGAGATACAAATAGGTTAAGTAACATAAAGAAACGCTTTGCTAAGTCTTTGTGTGCTTGTGTCATACTTGCACTTACATCCATTACAAAGAATACAACTGCTTGTGATATTGGTGCTGGTTTCTTACTAAAATTGTTATATCGTAAATCTACTGGGTCTACAAACGAAACTGCATTTGCTCTAATACGCAGTCTGCTAATTTCTTCTTCAATCTCAACTCTACGCTCTTTGTCTTTACAGGTTTCTAACTCTGCTTCTAACTCTTTAATCTTTTTTAGTTTTGGACCTTTTAGAGCAATCTTACGACCAATAGAATTGACCATACTTTTCTCTAAGTTCATTTGTGCGGGATTACCATCATTAGTATAACCACTACGAGTTAACTCAAATCTTTGAACTGACTTGTTCTCTTTAGAAATCATGTGTGGTAGTTCTAAGTCTTCAAACAAAATGTTAACAAATTCGTCATTGCTTAACGCAAATCCAAACTCATCTTCACCTATGCCTTCATTACTTGCTTCGCCCTCACCTTTACCTTGACCCTGTCCACTTGGTGGCTTTCTAAGTAAATCGCCTTCTACAAATTCTTTATTGCCCGGAAGAACAATATCACGTGAACCTGATTGTGGATTATGACCGAACTGAGGTTCGTCAATGCCTTTACGAGTGATTACGACATCCTGTGAATCACTAGAACCTTTGATGCTACGTTTACCCAAAGTATCATGTATACTTTTACGTATTTCTTTTTTAGTTCTTTTGATAAATTTTTGTCGATTGTCAGAAGACTTTGAACCTGGATTCTTTCTTCTATCTATGATTGTATTTGCCATGAAAGCCTTCCTTTAGTTAGACTTCTGTACTCTCATATACCATTCAACTAATCGTTTAACTTGACGTGTTGTGTAACCTTTTGCTACCATTCTATCAATGAAATCATCATGCTTAGATTGGTCTTCTTTGTTCTTCTTACTACCGAATGAAATAACTGGTAGAAGTTCTTCTGTACCAGCGAACATCTTATGTTCAATCACTTCTTTCATCTTTTCGTAAGCAGTCCAAGGTGGGTTTCTACCTTCGTAGTTACTTCTTGCACGTAGTACCCAATTCACAACTTCATTTCTAAAGTCTTTTGGATTGGCAATACCTGCAGGCTTTTCAATCTTCTCAAGTTCTTCATTAAGAATAGAACGGTCAAATAAGTTACCTGTGTCAGAATCTTTATAATCTATGTTCTGAATCCAGTGGTCAGCATAATCTAAGTATCTATCGAATAGATTTTGTCCATATTCGTTATAACTCTCTAGGTATGCTTTCTGAATTTCTTTACCTACTTGTTCGCTGTACTTTACACTTAGATGGTCTTTGATAAAACCAAGTAATTGATTTTCTGTATCTTCTGGAAATTGTTCACGTTTGATTGCAGTTTCTAATACATACATTAGATGAACTGGGTCTGCCGCAATTTCTTCTGGGTCAAAGTTGAATGTCTGTGAAAGAATTTTGAATGCGAAACGAGTACTCATTCCATTCATACCTTCATCAACACCAGCCGTGTCTCTATATTCTTGCATTGTCTTTGCTTTAGGGTCTACATCATGTAGATTTTCACCGTCATAAACTCTCATCTTGGCTTGCAAGTTTGAGTTTTTATGCTCTTTTAGACGTGAAAGGACTGAGAACTGTGACAACAAATCTAAAGTATGAGGCGCACATTTACTACTGTCTAGTCCTGACGAATCTAGCATCTTCTTATAGATAGATGTTTCTTCGGTGGCACGTAAACAATATGGCACTTTAACAATATATACTCTGTCTAAGAATGCTTCGTTGTTCTTATTGTTTCTGAATGTTTCCCATTCACTTTCATTTGAGTGTGCAACTACGATACCATTAAATGGAATTGCTGAAATACCTTCAGTTCCCATATAGTTACCTTCTTGTGTTGCAGTAAGTAGTGGATGCAAGACTTTAATTGGTGCCTTAAACATCTCTACGAATTCCATAATACCTTGGTTACCTCGACATAATGCACCAGAGAATGCGTATGAATCTGGGTCATTTTGTGAGAAGTATTCTAATTTACGAATATCAGTTTTACCAACTAATGCTGAAATGTCCTGATTGTTATCATCGCCCGGTTCAGTCTTCATAATACCGATTTGCTTCAACTTAGATGGGTACATTTTCACAACACTAAATTTTGAAATGTCGCCTTCATATTCGTCTAATCGTTTTACTGCCCATGGAGACAATAGACCTGTAAGATAACGAGGTGGAATACCAAATTCTTTTTCTGCATCTGCACCAAATTCTTTAGGGTCAAATAGTCCTAGTGGCGATTCAAATACTGGTGAAATTTCATCACCTGCTTTTAGCACATACATTGGGTGCTTTTGCATTAACTCTTTTAGGCGTTCTGCTAATGATGATTTACCACCACCAACTGGTCCTAATAGATATAATACTTGTTTCTTTTCTTCAAGACCTTGTGCTGATTGTCTAAAGTACGCAACTAATCTTTCAATTGCTTCTTCCATACCATAAAAGTCTTCAAATGCAGGATAAACTTTAATTGTACGATTTAAAAATACACGACTCAGCCTAGCATCATTGCTAGTATCAACTACATTGGGTTTTCCAATAGCATCTAACAATCTTTCAGCCGCAGAAGCATATGCCAACTTATCTTTCTTACATAGTTTCAAATAATCAGTTAACGACATTTCATCGTGTGATTTGTTTGCATATGATTTTTCGAATTTCTTAATTAAACTCATCTTTATCCTCGTTGTTATTAATTCTTATAATAGTAGTTATGCTTTTAAATTTTCTATCTCTGGAGAAGAAGTATAGAACATTTTGCCAATGTTTCCATTAAATGTATAATGACCAACATGGTCTAGTTTTACAAGTGGGTCTAGCCAAACTTCACCACCTAATGCTTGCCATCTTCTACAAAATGCATAGTCTTCACTTAAGTATCTCTTTGTACCTTCTTCATGCATACAATCAAAGAATAGGTATGTCCATTTAGCAAATTCTTCTTCAAAGTGTAAATCATTATTGAAGTGCATTTCAGGATATGCTTCTACCATTTTTTCTATAACACTTCGTTTAATAAGCATGAAGCCTGTTGCGGCATCTTTAAGTCTTACTACTCCATCTTCGATATGTAATTTGCGTGTATCAGTTTCTTCGTTATAATCCCAGTCAGGATTTATGGCATAATTTGCCGCACAATCTTTGAGTGTTCCTATATCTAATCCTCTTTCTGATGCGTCTTTAATAGATTCCCAGTCTAATTGTTTTTTCGGATATGCACCAACAATAATGTCTTTATCATGTTGTAACATATGCAATATATCCATAGCATCGAAATTAATATCTGCATCGATAAACATCATATGTGTTGCTTCTGGATTAGCCATGAAGTATGCAACCATATGACATCTTGCACGTGATATTAAACTCTCATTTGCTGAGGTCGTTAATGTATATGGAATATCATATTTTGTGAACATCATGTGACCTTTAGTCCATGACCTAAAATATGGTTCTGAAATTTGTCCAGCGTAACAAGGTGTACAATAATGAACGTGTGTCTTTTTGATAAAATTTAAGTCAATATCTTTTCTATATTCAGCCAACTTATCTACTATTGCCATCGCTTACCTATTTTTCTTGTTGATTTTGTGCATTCTTCAATCGTCTTTGATTTTGTATCCATTTTTTCGCATGAGGATTTGAAGGTGGTCGACTTAGAAATGCAGTAACATTCTTCTGAACTTTGTCAAAGTTTTTCTTTCTTTCTGGGTCTTCTAATCCACCGTTATTATCAACGATTTGAAACTTTCCTTTACCAAACAACTGTTGAAACTTCATCATATTGGTTTGAACATCATTCCACATTCTTTCTACTTCTTCTGGCTTTAGAGTTCTTTCTCTATTCAAGTTTCTTTCTTGTGCAATGTCTAAACTTGTATTCACAAAAACCATCATACATGAGTAGCCCATTTGTGTTAGTTTTTCTACAGCACCCGATATCTTATCTAAGTTTCTTCCTGTTCCGTCAATAATAATACCCAATCTACCATCTAAGTACATCTGCTCTCTTTTAGCAGTAACTTCTTTTGCTCTATTGCGAATTTCTTGACCTTGGTCAGAATAGATAACATCTGGGTCACCATAATCTAATCCTGCTTTTTTCATCTTGTATTCGTAGACATCATCTGAGTTGACGGGTCTTAGACCACCACCTTTCAGAATGGGTGAATTTGCGATACGACTTTTGCCACTTCCTGGACCACCAGCCATAAACACTGCTTTAAAGATATGAGGGTCATCGACACCTTCTTCAACACTACCAATTATTTCATTTACTCTCATAATATATTCCTAAAATTACAACTTTGTAGTATTTATCTTAAAGTTTGTGATTATCTTACTGAATAGTATAACATTAATACAACTGGCTGTCAATACTATTCCATTCGGTTTCTACTGCATTTTTAGAAGAAACTGCATTATTATATGTACGAGTTTGTGCTGGTCTTATACGGGCATTATATTGAAGTCTAAGTTTTGCTTCTGTTACTTTATTTGGTATACCACCAGCAGTCCAGTATTTGAATGCTTCCGCATATTGATTTGTTAGATTTTCTACTCTTACTTGGTTATCATATTGAATATCAAGTAATTGTTTCAATCTACTCTTTAGTGAAGTTTTGTTTGTAAAATTCTTAGTATTCAAAGCAGAACGCATTTCACTCATTAATGCCCTTGAATCTCTTGTATAGTCTAATTGTTTTGGTTGCCATTCTCTTACCATTGCTCGAACTTGTAGTGAAACTACTTCTCGGCTCTTCATTGCTTCTGATTCTCTTTCTTCAACTGTTGCCTGTCTTGTTGCACCAATACGCTTCATAAATTCGTCCATAGTTTCGCCGGCTTTTCTTGTTGGCATTAATTCTTCATCAAAACTACTAGATGATGTTGCTTCTGATGTAGTTGTGTATGTAGTATTAGATGATGGTCTTGATTTTGGACGGACAGATGTTGTTTCTGCTGAAGAATGTAATACAGAATCATTTGTAGTATATTCTTTTGCCGCATCTGTAAATGGTGATTGAGGTACACCAGCCTTTAACAATGCTTCGGCTTCTGCCGCTGAAAGTTTCTTTGTCACTTCATCTGGATTTGCTCTCTCATCTATAGTTGTTGGTATACTATGAGGATTACCATGTCCTAATGGCTGATTTAGTTCAGCAATCGCACCTTGCATGGCAGGTGAGCCTGTATTTTTCAATACATTTTGTTTACAAGGGTCAGTCGCCGCACTTCCAATAAGTAATGCTAATGCTTTTCTTATAAGAGAGGCAGCCATATCGGCAAGAGAAGCAATCTCTGAGGCGATTTGATTAGTGATATCACCAATCGCATTGATAATTTTTCCAACTAGAGGTGATAATTGCTGTAAAATCGTTGCTATTCCACCAGTAATCAATCCAATTACACCTGCAATTCCAGTTGCAACGACACCACCAGCACTTGTTAATGCTGAAAGTATACTTGATAATATTGCTGGAATACCTGTTGAATTTACCAAAGAAATTATATCACCAATTGCTGTTTCAATAAAATCTAAAGTACCGTCAAATATACCACCTAATATTCCCATTATTTGATTGAAGAAACCACAAGGGTCACCTTGTTCACCAAACTGTGCATTCATACTAGATAAAGAATTTGCATCTTCAAGTGTTTTTGGCAAGTTTGCTGTTTGATTATTCGTGTGATTACTTAATGATGAATACATTGTAGTACCCAACGCAGTTAATCCTGCAATTTTTATAATATTATCTAAGTCTACACCTGTTGCTGATAAAACTCCTGCAACAACTAGTGCCCTATTGGCATCGCTATATCCACTAAAACCGCCAGCAAGTAATCCTGCATTGATAGAACCTTGTGATGTACCTAAGTTAGAAAACAGTGTACTTCCATAAGTTGACCTAGCCGCATAAGGATTAGTAAATGTATTAGCATCAATTTCATCTGCTATTGTGTTTAATGCTTTTTGTCTATTATACTGATGTTGTCTTGCTTCTAACTGTGCCATTTCTAATGGTGTTAGATTTGAGGCGTTTACTGCTTCAGAATATTGCTTCGGTGTCAGATTTGTATTAGAAAATGACAATGCTCCGCCACCATTCGCTACAAATAATTGATATAGTCTTTCGATTTCTGCTTCACTAGCCATTATTACATTCCTCTTTTAAACCAATCACTTTCTTCTGTTCTACGTGTAGTAAGTCCAGGAAGAGATTGTAATACGCCATTTACTGTTGCTTTATCATATAGTAACATAGCATCTGCGATTTCGGCATCTGTACGAGTTCCGCCATTAGTTACTTGGTTAAGTGAACCAGTGCCTAAATTAAATACGAAACTAGTAAGAGCATCAATTTGGTCAGGAGACCAATTGCGATTATTATTAGCAGAATAGGTAGCAACAAAATTTCTACGTTGTGTTAGGTCTTCGTTTAATCTACGTACTGCTTCTTCTTCTGTTATACTTTCTGTAGGACTTAATGCTTCTGTTCCATAACCATTAGTATATTGTTTGTGGTCCCAGAATGCATTTGGACTAAACTGTTCTTTAGACTTTATGTAATCAGTTAAATCATTAGGAACACTTGAGAACGCTTGTGCAGGTGGATGATGGTTTATAACTCTTGGTTCTACACCTGGTGTACCACCACCATTAATATAAACTTTATCTGAACCTGATGTAATTATAACGCCACAAGAATGAGCATCTCCTACTCTTCCTGCAGGGCTAGAGTTTATATAAACGTTTGATGAACCTTGTACTAATTGAGTAACATGTGGAACACAACCTACTCTTGGTTTTGGAACACCGTGTGGTTCAGTTTGGTCAGTAACTCGATATGCTTGTAGATTTTGAATGATAACGTCAGAACTACCGGCACCACATCTTTCTTCGCCACAAGGATTGTGGGCAGAAATAGGGTCAGTTGTTCTAGCGGCCTGTGGCATTACGTTATCAAGCCTCCTTTCTCTGGAGTGATGATTGCTGAAGTTGCCTGAGAATATGAATCTGCTGTATCTTTTCTAGTCTTTAATACTGAAATAATCTTATCTGATTTAAAGTGAACTTCTTTCTCACTATCACCAGTTACCGTAAAGGTTTGAAACGCCGCACCTTTTGGTCCCATTGCGATAGTCAATGGTTTAGTAATAACAGTTGAAGTCGTATCTTCAGACACGAATTTACCTAAAATTTCTTGTCCTGTTTGTAAGTATAAAGTTACAATGTCACCGCTTTGATATGTGTTTTCTTTTAGCATTTTGTTTGTCCGTTGTTGTTATATGTATTTATTTAGTCAGAAACTTCGCACTTAATCATTTTCTATTCTTAAGGTGCTGTTCTATGTCATTATACACAGTTCGTTCCATAATGTCAATATCGTCCTTAATATCTTCATATTTTTCGACTTTGCCATTTAATCTGTTCAGAACATAACCGTCCATATGGGCAACTAAGTATATTTCACCGCCTTCCGTTAGGTCTAATATTAGCCATATTTCTGGGTTATGTTCTGGGTAGGAGTGGTATAGAGTATAGAAACATCCTAATCCATTACCACTATTCGTATAGAATTCTTCGCTGATGTATTCCCATACATCTGGCCAAGTCTTCACATCATCGTAATTGAATCCATTGCTATGATAAGGAAAGGCTTTCCACCAATTAACGATTTCTTGTAGAGTTGATTGTGTTAATTCTTCTTGTAGTTTTAATCGTAATTGTCGCCATTCATAAAGCAATATTGCTTTATCTCGCATTTACATCGTCCATCTTTTTACTGTATAACTAATCTCAGTGAAATTACTTGCGTCTTGTGTGTAATTTATTTCTAAATCATCACCATTGATTACTGTCTGGAATTCGATATTTGAAAATTCATCATCTTCCTGTACAATAGTATCAGTGTTCAAATCTTGCCATATCTCTGTGTTTTCATCAGTTATATTCACTTTGGCAATACCTTGTGGCACACCATTAATAACTCTGATTGTTCCAACACGAACAAACATATTTGCACCATCTGATTGTTTCAAAGAATAATCAATGAAGAAAGATGTACAATCTGCTTTCTTATATTTTAAGAATGTACCAATTTGTTTTACAGTACCTGTTCCAATAGGAGTAGTTGCGTTTGCATAAAATCTAGTACCCACTGAACTATCTGTTGCACCGTTTAATGTAAAGTTTGTTGTTCCTGCTACCACGATTTCATACTGCTTTCCTTCTAAACAAGCAGTTGCGTTAATTGTAGTATCAACGACATTTAACGTTTTCTTATATAAATCTGAACGCAATCCTGTTGCGGATGAATAAGACTTTAAATGTTGATTAGTAAATAATTGATTTCTGGACTCTTCAGTGATAACTTCTACGTTTCTTCTTTTATGACCAAACAAGCCAATCTTAGTATCTGTACCACCTGTTACTGATGTTGATTCAACCGACGGGCTTAATGTTGCATAATTAGGAGTACTTACACTACCGAAGTAGTAAAATGCTTCGTTATCTGGTGCAGTTGCGTAAGGTTTTGCTCCTGTGCCTTCCTGTTGTATAGAAAAGTAATCTGAATTT